TTCTTTCAAAGCGTCGCCTTTCTCTATTAACTCTTTAGGATTTACTTTATCAGTTATTTTCTGTTCTTCCTTGTTTAATTCCTCTATCTCTTTTGTGATTTCTTCAATTTCAACAGAGATTTTTCTTCCTTCCATAACTAAGGTTTCTTTTTCCTTAAGAAAATCTACTATTTTTTTATTTTTAATTTTTAACATATTATTTATATAGAGATTGATATGCACTTGACCACTTTTCAGCATTCTTCTCTATCGAATATTTACTAATAACATACTCCTTCGCCGACTTTCCCATTGTAACACGCCTTTCATAATCGCTAATTAAACTTTCTATTTCAGGAATCCAGTTTTTATCATCTTTAACGATTACCATATGCTTTGCGTCTTCTTCGTCTCTTTCGTAAGGACTTTGTCCATCTTCAAATCCTTGTGCTATGACAGGAATTTCTAACATTGACATCTCTAAGAATTTAAGATTTGATTTACAGCGATTAAAATAGTTATCATCTCGTGGAATTATTGCGATATCTAGTCTTAATTGATTTAGAATATCGTAGTAAACTTCAAAATCTGTAAATGGTTGCCATTCAATGTTTTTATAATCCTTTAGACCATCAAGCCATTTATATTCTTCTGAATAAAGCTCTCTTGTTATCTTATCAACACCCTTGTTTGGTAGAGAATATAATACTATTGTTACATCTTCTCTGTCTTTAAAGTGTTCTATAATTGGTTTACATTTTTCAAGGTCTGCTGTAACTGCAAGCGAACCAACAATTCCTATTCTAACTTTTCCATCTTCGTTCTTTAGTGGCTCGTCAAAGTAAAACTCATCCACACAGTTAGGCAATACAACAACATTATCATTTAGCTTTTTGTATTCGTCAGCTAGAAACTCTGTCGAGCAAGTAACCATATCGGCTTCTTTAATGAAGTTATCTATTACCTCATTGATTGATTTCATTCCTTTTTCAAATCGTTTCTTATCCATATACTCATTGAAACGATAACCACCATTGTCTTTAAAAGTATCATCGTTATCAAAGACTATTTTCTTGCCTAACCTTTTAAGAAGTCTAGCAAGTTTTAATTTTCCTTCATCTTCTGGTCTGTGGAATACAACAATGTCAGCTTTTTGTGCGGCGATAGCTTTTATTTCGTCAGGCTTTGTATCTAAACTTATAGATGTTTGATCGCCATCCCATCCATTAGCCATTAAGGGTAAAAGACATCTAACGAAATAACAACCCTGCAAGCCACTATTTACATAATATACTCTAGGATTTATCATATTAAGGTTCGATTACTTCTTCGCTAATAACATTACCAAATCTATCAATTCGTTGCTTGATTTTTCTTAGTCTGTCTGCCATTACGACTTGACCTTTATTTTCTTCATTTTTTACTTGTTTTTTTAATATATTTTCCATAATTATTTCCAAGATTGTGCCTCATCTTCCGCATCTTGGAGTGGAGACGAAGCACAAACAATTAACTTAATAATTGATTTTCAAAAGATTATTCCTTTGAAAGAATTGCTACTCCAGAAGTATCTCTGTTCTCGATTACACCGTAACAAATGTCAGCGGTTGTAAGAGTTGATAGATATTCAGGGATGTAGTTTGATTGAACACGGATGCCCTTTGAACCAACCATTCCACCCTTTGAACCTGCACCTAATGGAGCGGTTGCATAATGGATAGCGTCTTTGTGAGCAAGTGCGTTGTATCTTCCTGTTGTTCCAGAAACATACTGGATTTGTGTTGTTATGTATACTGGAATACCATACAACATAGCCATAGGTTTCTTAGCAACTGGGTCTTGAACTGGAGAATTTATAGCAAGTGAGAATTTGTCAATTGCTTGTAATTGTGTCCAGAAGACTGTTGGGTTTACAAAGAATGCTCTGTCGTTCATAGGAACATTTGCGTTGTCAAGGTATGCGATAGCTGCACGAATGTCAGAGTCTGCTACTGCTGCTGTTGATGAACCAACTGTTTGAGAGAATGATCCAAACAAAGCTGCGATAGCTGTGTCTAATACTTTTGCAACTGCGTAACCTGCACCTTCAGCATACTGTCTTTGAATTTCGTAAGAGTGTTTTACTTGAGCTGCTTCTCGGTCTTCAATGTTAAATGAAGATTCATACCAAGTATTAACTGTCAAAGTTGCTGCTGTCTCGACAGGGCTGTTAAGGGTAACAGCTGTTCCATTTGTTTTTGAATTAGCAGAAATTTCTGTAATTCCAGGAGTATAGATTATGTTTCCACCATTTGCAATTTCACCGCTTCTGTCTGTGAAGAAGTTTGCCATAACAAGATTTGATTCGTAAAACTTGTTAAGGTATTCTCCCCAAACTGCTGGTATCATTACATCTAAATCACCTGCGTCACCTGTAAAGGTATTTGTAGGAAATGCCATATATTTTATATTTTGTCAAGCAACTTTCCTTTTGTTAAATTAACTAATAATGCTAATAATAAGAAAAGAAACTTGATTACTGATTAAATTTTTCTTTCCAGATTTTCTTATGGTCTTCAAGACTTTCAAAGCTATTAAAACCAGCTTTTGCTTCTTTCTGACCACTACCTTTTGAAGCACCTAATTTTGCTTTTTCAGCTTTTGCCTCGGCATCTTTCTTTTCTTTATAAGAAACGAATAACGGGTCTTTCTCTGCTTCGAGCAAAGATACCCCCTTACCTTTTGCAATTACTTGGATTTGGTTTAGAGTTTCTAAATCATATCCTTGAGCAATTAAAACTGCTTCTTCTCTGGATAGAGTGTTTGTAAGATTTGAATCAGCTTTAGTTTCCTTAGAAGTCTTAATGTTTCTAAGTTCATCTTCTGCCTTTTTAGCTCTAGCTGTTAATTGAGAGATAGCTTTTCTAGCTTTCTCTAATTCTTCATTAGAACTAGTGGTTTGTTCGTCGCCACTTGTTGATTCATCTTGAGTATCAACGACCTCATCAGAAATTATGGTTTCTGCACCGTCTTGTAGATTTTCATCCATAAGATATTGTATGGTTTATGCCTCACATACTGGCGTTAAGTAGGAATATGCTTACCTACAAGCTATTAAATGGGTTTATCGACATCATTGGTCGCGTTTTTTATTTCCGTAAGTTTCAGTAGTTTTATGACAATCTTCACATAATGTTCTACCATTATCTATTGCAAACCTTAATTCTGGATAATCTGAAAATCGTTTTATATGGTCTGCATTTAAGATTATTTGTTTTTTTTCTTCTTTATTCCAACCACCTTTTCTTAAACACCATATACAAGTATAATTATCTCGTTCAAAAACTGCTGCTCTCCATAATTTATATTCATATGACATCCTAATTTGTTTATATAATGGAGTGACTCCACCTTTCCAATTTCCACTATTTATACCAGATAAATTTTTTCTATGTTCTTCTGAAAATATTACCTTTTTACCCAAATGGGCTAATCTAATTTTTTCACGATTTTCTTTCGTGTGTGTTTTTCCTTTAAAAGGATTAAATTTTAACATCCTTTGTCTTTGCGATTCTCTAAATTCTTTTGTTTTTGAATATTCTCCTCTTTTCATAAATACATCCTATTGTGGTCTAAGTGCCACATCCTTATCCCCATAAAGGGACAAGGTCTAGCCCCTATTCACTTGGATTTGTAACATCACCTTTCTTGTTTTCCTTGTATAAGTCGTCAATTTTATTTAATGCCTTCTTAATTATCTCACTTGCTTCTGCATAACCAGATGTATCTTCCCTTGATAAAGTCTTTTTGATTATCTCGTCATTAAGAACAGTATCAAAGAATGTCTTTAAATCTTTTAGCGTTGCTTTGTCTTGTGATAATAGTGTTAGTCTGTCCATATTATTGTTGTGCTTCTGGTAATACCGAAGCTGTTTGTCTTTCTAATGATGTCTCTTGACTTTTAATTTGTTTAGGTTGTGATGTTTCTTGTGAAACTGCTTGCATTGGTCTTGGATAAAACTTTATTCCTGCGGTTTCAAGTATTTGTGATAGCAAGTTCATCATATCAGGGTCTTGTCTAACTGCTGGGACATTTGCTTGAGTTAAGATATTCCATAGAGATTGTAATTGTTCTGCTTTGTTCTTGCTCTCTCCTGTTAGGTCAATCGTTATTTTAGCTTCAAATCCATCAAAGTAACCATCTGGGACATCTATATATCTTCGTTCTTTATTTGCTCTCTGTAACTCTTTAATGCTTTCTACTAACTGTTCTCTTTGTTCGTGATATATTACTTTTCCAGCTTCAATTTGTTTCCAAACTTCTTTCTCTGCACTATATCTTGCAAACCTTTCATCAATTAGTTCTAGTTCTTCTGCTGAATAATCAGACGCTAGGATATGCTTTTTGTTTATTTTCTTTATTATGTGAGGAATTACCCAAGTGTTAAATACATCTCTCCAGAATATTCCTGCTTCTTCTCGTCTATAATCAAAGAATGAAGATGCTTGAGCTGTTTGTATTGCTACGCTTCCTAGTGGAGTATTGCTTGGTAGTGTTTCTCCTGTAACTGTGTCAAAGGTATTTGTTGCTCTTTCGTATTGAGCATTCCATTTCTCCACCATATTTTGAAACTGTGGCAAAGAGTTTGGGGTTAAGTTCATTACTGTTGCGTCAGTTCCATCTTCAATCGTAAATACTTGTCCGCTTTCTGCTTCTGATATAACATTGTTGCCAAACTTCTCGGATGTTGTTTTAATGAATACTTTACCAGCTAAGTCCATTACATTCTTTTCTGCAATAATTGCGTCGTTAGTCCACATTTGAGCTTCAAAGCCATCTTCGACAACTCCAACACCTAGACCTCTACCGCTAACTTCATCCCAAGCTAGAAACTTGTATGGTAGTTCTTTTTCTTCTTCAAAGTATAAAGGTATTTGTTTACCATTTGCGTCGGCAATAATAAACATCATCTTTTTAAACTCTGTCTTGTCGCCATCTTCTATATTCGGATCATAAGTTTCAGGGAATTCTCCGTGAACTTCAAAGACTGGTATTTTATATTCTGTTGCTTCTGTCTTGTCGCTTCGTTTCTTTGTCGATAGCTTCATAGCTTCTTCGACATTTTCCCATATACCTTTCTTTTTAGATAATTCGCTTGGAGACATCCAGTGCTTTTCAATGATTACACCACCTATTATATCTACTGGGTCGGTTATAACATTCTTCCATTCTACGACATCTATGTTTAGTTTGCCTTTCTTTTCTGTTTTCTTTAACAATACACCACCATATTTTGCTCTAGTGTGTCCTGCCTTGTTAAGTGTTCTAGCAAAGTCGGTTTCTTTCATCCAGTTATAGATTTCCTTGTTCATTATCATTGAACGAACTCTCTCGGATGGATTGTCTGAACTTACCTTGACATCTTTTATATCTAAATCTGTTGCTCTAGTTGCGACATTTGTTCTAAACTTACTGATATTGTAAAAAGGCTTGTCTCTACCAAGATTATCTTTTTGCCCGTTTATATATTTACTATTCCAATAAAACTCTATTTTCTTTAGAGTTTTGTATGGGTTATAATCTAAACCATCGACTAATTCGATAGTATTCTCCTCATAACCATTTATTATTCGTTTTATCTCACTAAGTGTTTCTTTTGATAATTCCATATTGTTGTTAGTCGTCCACAACCCACAACAAAATTATTTATACTCTATTATAACACAGTTTTAAAAATCGCTACTTTAACCTTGCTTCAATTATTGGTATATATTCTTCTGTCATTTCTATTCCTATGTATTGATAACCATTTTGTTTAGCGGCAACAAGTGTTGAACCTGAACCTGCAAATGGGTCTAATACTATTCCACCTTTAGGAGTTACCATTTTGATTAGGTATTCCATAAGAGCAATAGGTTTAACTGTTGGGTGGTTGTTTTTTACTGGTAAAAATGGTCTTTC